GCACATACGATCTTGGTACATCTTCTGTTAGATGGCAAGGAATCTTTGCAGATGCTGCAAACATAACTGCTATTACTGGTGCTTTAACTGGTAACGTAACTGGTCAAGTATCTGATATTAGTAATCATAATACTGGTGCTTTAACAGAAGGATCAAATCTATACTACACAGATGAAAGAGTTGATGATAGAGTTAATGCTCTTATAGTTGCTGGTACAGGTATCACTAAGGTTTATGATGATGCTGCTGGAACGTATACTCTTACAGTTACACAGGCAGATGTAAATACCGATAACGTAACTGAAGGTTCTACAAATCTATTCACTACTGCTGCAAGAACTAGAACACATTTCACATATGGTACAGGTATAACACATGATGGTTCTGGTGCTCTTTCTGTAACTCAGGTAGATATCAATACAGATAATGTAACTGAAGGTTCAACTAATCTCTTTACAACTGCTGCTCGTACAAGGACTCACTTCACATATGGTACAGGTATTAAACTTGCTACTGCTGATATAGCAATAGACTTTACTGAGTTTGATACTGACAATATAACTGAAGGATCATCTAACCTTTATTGGACTAATGCTCGTGGTGATGCTCGTATTGCATTACAAGTTGGTGCAAACCTTGATCTATCAAGTAAGGATACTGATGCTTTATCAGAAGGATCATCTAACCTATACTATACAGATGCTAGAGCAGACGCAAGAATTGCTGCTGCTGATACAGATAACCTATCTGAAGGATCATCTAATCTTTACTTCACTAATGCTAGAGCAGATGCACGTATCGCTGCTGCTGATACTGATGATTTATCTGAAGGTTCAACAAATCTTTATTACACAGACACAAGAGCAAATGCAAGAGTTGCAGCTGCAACTGGTGCAAACTTAGATCTATCAAGTAAATCTACAACTAACCTTTCTGAAGGAACTAATCAATATTATACAGAAGCAAGAGTACAAGCAAAACTTGATAATGCATTTGAGCAATTGAGTGCAATGCTTAATAACCTTGCAACTTCAACTACATTAGTATTAAATCTATCTGGAGATCCTACTCCTGGATCTGTTGTAACACTTGGATCAATTGCTACTGATGGTGTTGGTGGATTTAGTAATGCAACTGGAGTTGCTACTAGTGGAGGTACTGGTTCTGGGTTAACTGTTGATACTACTACAGTAGGTGGAGTGGTTACTGCAATTGCTTTAAATTCTGCTGGTTCTGGATATGAAATTGGTGATACATTAACTATTACTAACCCTAATCTTGGCGGTGTTTCTACACTTAACCTTGGTACTTTGGTAGGTGGTACAGGATATATAACAGCAACTGGAATTGCTACAACATCCTCTGGATCAGGAACAGGTGCTACTGTTGATATTACTGCTACAAACGGTGTTCTTACTAACGTTTCAGTTAATGCTGCTGGATCTGGATATGCAAACGGTGAGACATTAACTATTGCTAACGCAAATGCATCTGGTGTTAAGACTCTTGGATCAATTGCTACTGCTGGTACTGGATATTCTGCAGGAACTGTTGCAACAACAGCAAGCGGATCTGGTACTGGATTAACAGTTTCTATTACTGTTGATGGTTCAGGTGCTGTAACTGGTGCAACTATCGTTAACGATGGTTTGACCTATGCTGCTGCTGAAACTATCACACTCACAAATGCTAATGCATCTGGAGTTAAGACTCTTGGAACTATCTCTGCTGCTGGTACTGGATATACTGAAGGAACTACAACTGGAGTTGCTACAACATCCTCTGGATCAGGAACAGGATTGACAGTTGATGTAACTGCTAATGCTAGTGGAAATGTTACTGGTGTTGCTATTAATGTTGATGGATTGAATTATGCAGCATCCGAAGTTATAACTATTACAGGTGGTGGTGGGGATGCTACTATCCCAGTTTCTGCTATACATGGTAATGGAGCAACAATCCCTGTTTCTGCTATACATGGTACAGGGGCATCACTTAATACATCAACTACCTTTACTAATGCTACTTTTGCTCTATCTGACATCACAACGATGGAAGTTGGTGCAACTGTTACAGGTGGTACTTCAGGTTCAACAGGAGTTATAACTGCTCTAGGTGCTACTTCAGTCACCGTTGATAATGTTGATGGATTCTTCAAGAAAGGAGAAACCGTTGGTGCTAATGATGTTACTAACTTGACTATCCAATCATTCGCTTAAGATAAATGTCAGCTACAAGACCAGCCACTAAAACTGAGATAAGGGATTATGCTCTGCGTAGGTTAGGATATCCTACGATAGACATTAACGTTGCTACTGAGCAATTAGATGATTTAATTGAAGAAGCAATCGATTACTATCAAGAATATCATTACAATGGAAGTTATAAAACTTTCATGAGAGTTGAAGTTACACAGACTATGTTGGATGCAGGACAAGGGTTTACTCAGGAAGGTTCTAGTTCTTGGTATGGTTCAGATAATTATATTGATACACCTCCAGGAATGTTAGGCATCAATCATGTTTATACCAATATTGGTATGTCAAAGATGACTAGTGGTAATATATTCAATATTAAATATCAACTTTTCTTGAATGATATCTATAATATGACACATGGTCGTATCTTACATTATTTCTTGACTTCTCAATATCTTGAAACTCTAGATTGGGTTACTAATTCTCAAGCAAATCGTAGAATTAAATGGAATGAACATCAAGGTAGACTTTATATGGACTTTGATTGGAAAGATATGGAAGTAGGAGATTATATTATGGTTGATTGTAATATGCGTCAAGATCCTGAAACTTATACAGCAATGTATAATGACAACTGGTTGAAGGATTATGTGGAAGCACTATTCCAACAACAGTGGGGTCGTAACTTAAGTAAGTATGATGGCATTCAAATGCTAGGTGGTGTTACACTTAATGGTCGTCAGATCCTTGAGGATGCATCTACTTTTAAAACAGATCTTGAAAAAGAACTGCGTGATCGTTATGAGTTACCACCATTAGATCTAGTAGGTTAATGTATGGCATTTTCAAATACACCAGCACAAGATTATGTTCAGTCGGACTATACTAATGCTGGAAGATTAAAGATTAACGGTTCTGCTCAAGAGCAGAAATTCATGGAAAACCTAGTCGTAGAAAGCATTGAAATTTACGGGCAAGATATTTACTACGTGCCGAGAACTATTGTCAACCGTGATAACGTCTTCGGAGAGGACTCTGATGGCAAATTTGAAAGTGCCAAAGCGATTCGTGCCTATGTCAATAATGTTGAAGGATGGGAAGGCCAAGGCGAGCTTCTTACGAAGTTTGGAATCCGCATCGAGGATAAGACGACGTTTATATTCTCCCGTGAAAAATTTAAAGAAAACGTTGATGACTCGACTGTACTCAATGTCGAAGGAAGACCCAACGAAGGGGATCTAATTTGGTTCCCTATAACTAGACATCTATTTGAAATTAAGTTTGTAGAAGTCGAACGTCCTTTCTACCAGTTAGGTAAAGGGTATGTTTGGGAATGTCAGTGCGAACTCTTCGAGTACAGTGATGAGGAGATTGATACTGGTATTGCTGCTCTTGATGCTATAGAGACTAACTTTGCTAATGCAATTACAGTCGGTCTCGTAGCAGGTGGTAGTGGAGACTTTACTGTTGGTGAGACAGTAACTGGTGGTAGTTCTAATGTAACTGCTGAGGTTAAGTCTTGGGATTCTGCTACTAGGACTCTTATTGTTATTAATCGTTCTGGTACGTTTACAATACCAGAGACACTTACAGGAGGTACTTCAAGTGCATCTTGGACAACGGCTACATATAATACAGTAGATAATAAAAATATTACCTACGATCAAAACTACGAGTTTGAAACAGCCGACAATGATATTATTGACTTCTCTGAATCTAACCCATTCGGAACAGTTGCATCATCTACTGACTTAACAATCTAATGCTAGGAACTTATTCATATCACGAGATATTCAGAAAGACTATTGTTTCTTTCGGAACAATGTTTAACAACATTGAAATACGTCGCCAAGATGAGGTGATGAAAGTTCCATTGGCATATGGTCCTAAGCAGAAATTTTTAGCTCGTTTGGATCAGAACCCAGATCCTACAAACAAAAGGGTTCAAATTACTTTACCTAGATTATCATTTGAGATATCAGGTGTGTCTTATGATCCAGGTAGAAAGGTTTCACCTACACAAAAAATTAAATTTAAGAAGGATGTAAATGAGAACAAGAATGCTTTCATGCCTGTTCCATATAATATTAATTTTGAGTTAGCAATTATATCTAAAAATCAAGATGACGGATTACAGATCATTGAACAAATTCTTCCATATTTTCAACCTCATTATAACCTCTCAGTTAAATTAGCAACAACAATTGGAGAGACTAAAGATGTCCCAGTAGTTTTACAGGATATAAATTATGAAGATGATTATGAAGGAGACTTTACAAATCGCAGAGCAATAATATATACACTTCAGTTTACTGCTAAGACTTATCTATACGGTCCTATTACAGATTCCAAGACTATCAAGAAGTCTATTACAGATTACTATACAAGTACGGATACAACAAAGGCTCCAAGAGAGAGAAGATACACAGTTACACCTACTGCGTTAACAGATCAGGATGGAGTAGGACTTACTACTCTTACTGCTGCAATGGATGTAAATGATGGTATAATATCTGTAGCTAGCGTATCATCTCTTGCACAAGGAGATGACATTCAGATTGGTACTGAGGTTATGCACATCAACAGAGTTGTTGGTAGCACACTTCATGTTAGTCGTGGATGGAACAATACTACTATTGCAGGACATCAGAACGGTGCAGCTATTCTGAAGATAGATGAAGATGATGCAGCATTACTTGATTCTGATGATGACTTTGGATTTGGTGAGTTGTTCTCAGACTTCACTGATATGAAGAAACGCAATCCTGTTAGCGGTCAAGACGAAACAATTTAAATTATGGCAAAAATTGAAACTCTCTATCCCACAGCCATGTATGTGGAAGATAGGATAGGGAACTTTGATAATGTTCAAGAAGAAATGAAAGAATGCCTAAAGGGTGTTAAGTTCTCATTCCATGAAGGTTGGGGAACTCATTGGCTTTCTAATTTAGAATTTACAGAGAATACATTACTACAATCCATGCCTTTATTTGCTGCAGAGTTATCTAAGCACATAGAGGCATATTGTAATGCAATGAAGTTTTTTGATAAGACTTATGTTGAGATAATATCTTCATGGTTTTCTAAATTTAAAAAAGGTAATCATGCACACATACACAATCATAAGGGTGCTGATATAAGTGGTGTATATTATTTTAAAAGCACTGGTGATGATGGTAAGATATTCTTTACTACACCCAATCAGTATACTGAGATGAGTGATGTATGGTCATCTGACAGATTTAGTCATTCATCTGATGAAGGTAAATTACTTATATTTCCTTCATATTTAAAACATGGGGTTACTACTAACCTAACTAGTAGTACAAGAATAAGTTTTTCTTTTAATCTCAAAGTACATGAGTGGGTAAATGAATAAAGATTTTTCTGGATTGGATAAAGCATTTGGTGAAGAACCATCTGAATTAGAAAAGCATGTAGAACAAACAAAGAGTTTTAAAAAGAGTCAGACACCTGAAGTACAACAGGATTATGAAATATCTCGTGCTCAGTTGCACAACCTAGTAATGAAAGGACAGGAGGCAGTAGATGGTATACTTGATGTGGCACGAGCAAGTGATCATCCACGTGCTTATGAAGTTGCTGCAACGACAATCAAAGCAGTGGGAGATGTAACGGATAAGTTAATAGATTTACAAACAAAGATGAAGGAGTTGGATAAGGAAGAAAAGAAAGGTCCAACTAATGTAACTAATGCTATGTTTGTTGGAAGCACATCTGATTTACAGAAGATGTTAAAAAACATAAATAAGACAGAAGAAACTACATAGACACGACATGACAGTCCTCAACGTATTAAGTACTAACAGTGTAGCTGCTGGTGCTAGTGAATATCAAACAGTACAAACTGGCTATTACAGAGTTGGTTCAACTGCTGGTGCAGCTACCGTTTCCTTTAATGGTGGTGCTGCTATTACCTTAGTTCAGAATGAATTCATTCTTGTTAAAGGTGGCAAACCTGGTACGGCAAAAATCGTAAAGGGTACTGCTGATGCAACTACGGATTATTACGTTGGTGAACATGTTCAAGATACATCTAGTAATCATCCATTTTCTGTGGGAGATTATATTGCTGTAGTTGATGATGGAACAGACACTGCTATCAATGCTGCTTTCTTATCTGCTGGTACTGCTGGTAAAAAGATAACTGCTGATAACGGTTTAGGTATGTTAAGTACTGATATTGATTCTTCTGCAACGTCGACTTATACCTGGGCATCAGGTAGAAAGGCGTTAATACAACGTGCTGTTAAGATAACGGCTGCCACTAGTGCAGTTATTGTCGAAGAAGTCCAAGTGGTTGGGGGCTAAGATGCCTCTGGTTAATCAAAAGGCAGAAAAAATTGTTAGAGGTATGAAACGTCGTACCTCAGATTTTAAAAGACTCTATGGAAAACGTGACAAAGAAGTCATGTATGCGACTGCCAATAAGTTAGCACAAAAAGAAAACCTAAAAGTTATGTACTATAAAGACTTTATTAAACTCGTCGAAGGTAATCCTACTACACGGATGCTCACTAAGTCTAAGACTAAAGTGACTGGTAATATTTCTGCGGATCGTGGTAGTGATGAAAAAAAGAATCGAGAGAAACGTAAAGGACTTGAAAAAGATTTAAAAAAGAAGGGGATTGGATATAAGAAGGGTGTAGGTGAATACAAATATAAATCTGATGATGGGAAAGAAGGGACTGGAAGAGAGGTCTCTTACCAAACAAGCAAACCTGATAAAATGAGCAAGCGTAGGTTTGGTAAAACAATGAGAAGGCTAGGACGTAAACATGGACAGGAAACAGTTATCACTAAAGATAAAAAGAAACCTGCAAGATTACACGACACCCAATCCAAGAAACCAGGTAAATCTATTAACATAGGTAAGTCTGCACCAGGCAAACATCCCAAGGGAGATGGAGAAACTTCAGGGACTAAAGTAAGGTCAGGCAAATTATCTAAGACTTCAAAAGCAGCATACCATTACAAGTAAAATTCTGGTAGGCAAATTAATGGGTAAGGAAGAGAAAAAGTATCGACAGGAACTTGATCGTTACCGACAGCTCCTAAATCGTCAAACTAAACAAGAAGAAAATAAGGGTTTAAAACCATACAGTCATTCTGATCACTATGATACATTGTGTTCAAAGGATGATAATAGTAGTTAATTATACTCATATGGTATAATAAATAACATTAGTATGGGATTGAAAAATCATGCCCCTGTCACACTATACCGTAGGGTATCATGATGCAGAACAGCATCATCACGAAATATGCGAGTACGCTGCAGACTCGTATGAAGCTATTAAAGACGCACAAGAGGATGTTCCCTTTTTAAAGGAGCATCCTCATTTTGTTGATTCGTGTATCAACGCTGAAGTACAAGCCATGTCTAGCCTTATGGCAGCTGGTATACCAATGGGTCATTAATCATGAGTAGAATAAATAAGCACAAGCACGAAATCATGTGGTGGATGAGTAGACTGACAGTTATGGGAGTGTCCCTGGGATTGTCAGTTAGACTTGCAGCTGAAGCATG